AGTCATTAGTTAGTAGAATTACTGGTTTTGCTGATATGATACAGCTTACGCATTTAAAGTTACAGCAAGTAATGTCACGTATGATACCTGACGGTATTTATTTAGATGCTGATGGTCTTGCTGAAATAGATTTAGGCAACGGAACAAATTATAACCCACAAGAAGCTTTAAATATGTTTTTTCAAACAGGTAGTATAATTGGTAGATCAATGACTTCTGAAGGTGATCCTAATCCTGGTAAAATACCTATACAAGAAATACAGTCAGGTGGTGGTGCTAAAATGAACGGTTTAATACAAACCTACAACTACTACTTGCAAATGATAAGAGATACGACAGGACTTAATGAAGCAAGAGATGGTAGCATGCCAGATCCTAAATCTTTAGTTGGTGTACAAAAATTAGCGGCAGCTAATAGCAACACAGCTACAAGACATATATTACAGTCAGGTGCTTTTATAACGCAAGAAATAGCAGAGCAACTATCACTTAGAATATCTGACGTTTTAGAATATTCACCAACAGCAAACGCTTTCGTACAAGCTATAGGTTCACATAATGTAGCTACTTTAAACGAAATGAAAAATTTACACTTGTATGATTTTGGTATATTTATAGAGTTACAACCAGATGAAGAAGAAAAACAATTACTTGAAAATAATATACAAACAGCATTATCTCAACAAACTATAGATTTAGAAGATGCTATTGATCTTAGAGAAGTTAAAAATATAAAACTAGCTAATCAGCTTTTAAAAATAAGAAGAAAGAAGAAAGTTAAAAAAGATCAAATGATGCAACAGCAAAACATGAAAGCTCAAGCTGATGCAAACGCCCAACAAACTCAAGCTTCAGCTCAAGCAGAAATGCAAAAGCAACAAGCTTCAATGCAGAACGAAATACAGTTAGCTACACAAAGAGGTGAAATAGAAAAAGGTAAACTTCACGCTGAAGCTGAAGTTAAAAAAGCTTTAATGGATCATGAGTTTGAGTTAAACATGAAAATGAAAGAAATGGAGTTGAAGATGTTACAGTCAAGAGAGCAAGTAAAAGAAAACAATAAAAAAACAATAAGCAATAATCAAATACAATCAAACGAAAAAATACAGGATAAAAAGTTAAAAGGTTTTGAGTCTTCAGGAAACGATGTTATCGGATCTGGTTTAGGTTTAGAAGCTTTTGGTCCTAGATAAATTTATTAATTATTATTATATTATATTATGGAAGAAAACAAAAATGTTACGGCTGAAGAGCCTAAAGCAGATAATACTGTAGAAAAACTAAAGGTTAAAAAACCTAAAATGAAAAAATTAAAACAAGACAATGAACCTATAAAAGTTGATTTGTCAAAACCTCAACAAACAGAAGATAATGTTACTAAAGTAGACATATCTGAAAATAAACTTGAAGTTGAAGAGGTTACAGAAGAAATTAAACCTGTTGAAGAAAAGCAAGAAGAAAAGCAAGAAGAAACTCCTGTTGTACAAGAAATAACAGAAGAAGAAGCTAAAGAAGTTGAAGAGTTAGTTACAGAAACTAAAGAAGCTATAGTTGAAGCTCAACAAACAGGTAGAGAGTTACCAGAAAATATTCAAAAGTTAATGAACTTTATGGAAGAAACTGGTGGTGATTTAAATGATTATGTAAAACTTAATAGAGATTATTCTGATATGGATAATCATACTTTATTAAGAGAATATTACAAAAATACAAAACCACATTTAACTGATGAAGAGGTTAGTTTTATGATGGACGATCAGTTTTCTTATGATGAAGAAGAAAATGATGAAAAAGAAATTAAAAGAAAAAAGTTAGCGTTAAAAGAGCAAGTTGCCAGCGCTAAAGCCCACTTGGACGGGCAGAAGTCCAAATACTATGAAGAAATCAAAGCTGGTTCAAAGCTTACGAGTGAGCAACAGAAAGCAGTAGATTTTTTTAATAGATACAACAAAGAGCAAGAGTCTAACAAGAAGATTCAAGAGCAAAATAAAAAAACGTTTTTAAATAAAACTAATGAAGTTTTTGGAGACAAGTTCAAAGGTTTTGAATATAATGTCGGAGACAAAAGATTCAGGTTTAATGTTAAAGATGTGGATCAGGTTAAAGAAGATCAAAGCGATATTAATAATTTTGTTAAGAGGTTCTTAAACAAAAACAGTGAAATAGAAGACGCTAATGGTTATCATAAATCTTTATTTACAGCTACGAACGCTGATGCTATTGCTAAACACTTTTACGAGCAAGGTAAAGCTGATGCTTTAAAAGATAGTATTGCTAAGTCTAAAAATGTTAATATGGACGCAAGACAATCTCATAACGCGCCAGTTGATACTAACGGTTTAAAGTTTAGAGTGTTAGGCGCAGATAACGTAAGACAAAACTCTGAGTTTAAAATTAGAAAAAAGAAATAAATAATTAATTAAAAAAAAACAATAAAAATGGCAATTACAAGTGCGAGTGGTATTGATGCTGCTCCAAGAAAACAAACGTTGCCGTCTAACTACGTAGACTTTACGTCAAATGATACTGAAGGTTGGGCGCAACAATATTTACCAGATCTTATGGAAAAAGAAGCTGAGATCTATGGTAAAAGAACAATAGCTGGTTTTTTAGCTCAAGTAGGAGCTGAAGAGCCATCCGCTGCTGATAGAGTAATCTGGTCAGAGCAAGGTAGATTACATTTAGCTTATACAGCTACTTGCAACAATTCTGGAAGTGTTTCTGACAACTCATTTTCAATCGTTAATGATGTTGATGGAAATACTGTTACTACTAATCATGGTATTCGTGTAGGTGACACAGTTCTTGTTTCTCAAGCTGGTGCTACTATAAGAGGATTTGTTAGTGTTGCAAATGGCGGAACTAATGACGATGTTACAATTCTTCCTTACAGTCACGCTGATTGTGATCAAGCTGGTTTAAGTAATGACTCAAATCCTGAAGCATTTAGAATATTAGTTTATGGTTCTGAATTTGCTAAAGGTCAAGATAGTAGATCTTCTGCTAACTCACCTAAATTCAAGTCACACTCTAACAAACACATCATATTAAAAGATTACTACGAAGTATCTGGATCTGATGCGTCTGCTATTGGTTGGGTAGAAATATCTGGCGAAGAAGGTCAAAGCGGTTACCTGTGGTACTTAAAAGCTGAAGGTGATACAAGAGCTAGATTTACTGATTATTTAGAAATGGCTATGATGGAAAGTGAGTTAAGCTTAGATGGTGCTCCTTCTGGTGTACCAACTAACGCTAATGATACTGGCGCTAATGGTTCTGGTACTGAAGGTTTATTCAAAGCTATTGAAACCAGAGGTCACCAAACTACTGGTATAACTGGTGTTAACGCTGCTACTGATTTAGCTGAGTTTGATGCTATCTTAGCTGTATTCGACCAAAACGGTGCTATTGAAGAAAACATGATGTTTGTAGACAGATCAACTAGCTTAGCTATTGATGACATGTTAGCTTCTATGAACTCATACGGTTCTGGCGGTACTTCATACGGAGTATTCGATAATGAAGAAGACATGGCGTTAAACTTAGGTTTTTCAGGATTTAGAAGAGGTTCATATGACTTCTACAAATCTGACTTCAAATATCTTAATGATAAAGGTACGAGAGGAGCTTTAAATGATACTGTAAACAATATCAGAGGTGTTGTTATACCAGCTGGTGTTTCTTCAGTTTATGATGAGGTTTTAGGTAAAAACCTAAAAAGACCTTTCTTACACGTAAGATACAGACAATCAGATACTGAGTCTAGAAGAATGAAGACTTGGGTTACTGGTTCTGTAGGTGCTGTAACGTCTGGTAAAGATGTGATGGAAGTACACTACTTATCTGAAAGATGTTTAATTACACAAGGAGCTAATAACTTCATGTTAATGAACTAATCATTATTTTTAAAGTCGAGGCTTCGGCCTCGGCTTTTATTTTATTAATTTTATTATATATTATATTATGGCAAAAAAGAAAACAAAAGTGGAAGTTGAAGAAACTACACAAATAGTTGAGACTCCAGTGGTCAAAACACAAAGAAAAAACCCTCATCCAGAAGACGGTTGGGAAATAAAAGATAGAATGTATTACTTAACAAAAGGTAGAACACCTTTAACTTATTTAATAAGAGGTAGTAATATATTTTGGTTTGATGAAGAAAAAGGTTACGAGAGAGAATTAAAATATACTTCTAATCAAAAAACTTGTTTTGTTGATGAAATGAAAGGTGATCAAAGATTAGAACATATTATATTTCAAAATGGTTCTTTATTTGTTCCTAAAAATAAAACAGTTTTACAAAAACTATTGTCTTTGTATCACCCTCATAAAAATGTTTTATTTGAAGAACATAAACCGGCTGAAATTGCTTCTGATGAAATAGATATTTTAGAGGTAGAAATAGAAGCGTTAAATGCTGCTAGAAACTTAGATATTGAATTAGCAGAAGCTGTTATGAGAGTAGAGCTTGGTTCTAAGGTATCAGAGATGAGTTCTAAAGAGCTTAAACGTGATTTGTTATTATACGCTAAGAGAAACCCTGTTTTATTCTTAGAATTAGTTAGTGATGAAAATGTTTATCTTAGAAATACAGGTATCAAAGCAGTAGAAGCAGGAATTATTAAGTTATCACCAGATCAAAGAACTTTTATGTGGACTTCTAATGAAAGAAAACTAATGACAGTTCCTTTTGACGAGCACCCATACTCAGCTTTAGCCGCTTGGTTTAAAACTGATGAAGGTATGGAAATATACTCAAGTATAGAAAAAAGATTAAAATAATCTAACTGTAGTGGTAGTCGCCCTACGGGGCGATTACTAACTACTAATAAAAAAATAAATGGCGGAAATAAAAGTAGACACAGTATATCAAAAAGTTTTAGCTATTGCTAACAAAGAACAAAGAGGTTATATAACACCTCAAGAGTTTAATCTTATAGCAGATCAAGCTCAAAAATCTATAATTGAACAGTATTTTAACGACTTAGATCAAGCTAGAAGACAACCTAGTAATGATACGTTTTATGCTGATAAAGTAGATTTTATAGAAATGAAACTACAAGAGTTTGAAAGAAATGATCCGAAAGCTACAGTAAATAATTACTCTTCAATTAATACAACTAATCCAGAAATAAAATTTTTACCAGATTATATATATAAAGTTCACAGAGTAGAATATAACAACAATAATTGTGAAATAGTAAACACAAGCGATTTTAATGATTACATATACGGTAGCTCTTTGTTTAGACCAACACCTACTAGACCTATAGCTAATATTAGAAATAATATATTAAGAGTTTCAGCTGGTCTTAATTTTTTTGTACAACCAACTAGTGTTGTATATTTTAAGTTGCCACCCGCACCAAGTTTTGGTTATGTTGTTGTAAACGGTGAAGCTTTATATAACGCTACTAATTCTACAAACTTTCAACTACACCCCTCAGAAGAAGAACTTTTAGTATTTAAAATATTAGAATTAGCAGGTATAACAATATCAAAACCAGATTTAGTTAATATAGCTAACCAAGAACAAGCAGAAATAAAAACTCAACAAAAATCATAACACATGCCAGTAATTCAAGGACAAACAACAAACAGTTATTATAGTGGAAATAATTTAGGTAGTTATCAGTTTGTTTCATTAAACGATATTATAAGCAATTTTAATCTTACTTATGTTGGTGAAAATAAAATAATACCTAAAGTTAGTAGGTCACAAATAGCTTTTCACGCGCAGCGAGCTATACAGGAATTAAGCTATGACACTTTTAAATCTATTAAATCACAAGAAATAGTATTACCACCTTCTTTGGTAATGAAACTTCCTCAAGACTATGTTAATTATACGAAGCTATGCTGGTCAGATAGTTCAGGTATAGAGCATGTTATATATCCTGCTATAAAAACTTCTAATCCTAATAGAGTAGCTCAAGAAACTAATGGTTTATATATGTTTGAAAAAGGTACTGATTCTGAAAGACAAGGTTTATATGAGTTTCAACAAGAGTTTCAATTTTTCTCATATTCAAATGGTTCAACAGGTCCATTTAAAATAAGAGCTTCTGCTTTAAACAATCCTTACCCTAGAAGTCCTGCTAACGACCCACCAGACACTAACCCTTTATTTGTAGGTATGGAAATAATCAGCCCATTATTTCCAGCTGGTACAACAATAGCAAGTGTTTCTGAAATAGATATTAATAGTCCAGGTGAATTTGAATTTACAACAAACGTAGCTTCTAACAGCGCTGGTCCAACAGGGCCAATTATGACGTTTATAGGTAATAGTAGAACTTGGGATAATTATAAATCTCATACACCTTCAGAAAATAATGTTGATGATTATGAAGATGATGTTTTTTGGCCTAATATGGGTGGACGTTTTGGTCTAGATCCTCAACACGCTCAGGTTAATGGATCATTTTATATAGATGAATTAAGAGGTAGAATACATTTTTCAAGTAATATTTCAGGAAAAACTGTAATACTAAAATATATAAGTGATGGTCTTGGCACTGAAGAAGAAATGATAGTGCATAAGTTTGCTGAAGAAGCTATGTATAAAAGCATAGCTTTTGGTATATTATCGACATCAGCTTCTGGTCAAGGTTTAGTACCAAGATTTAAAAAAGAAAAATACGCTGCTATAAGAACAGCTAAATTAAGATTATCAAATTTAAAAATAGAAGAACTTACGCAAATTATGCGTGGTAAATCTAAAGTAATAAAACATTAATACATGCCTGAATTAAAGAGAGGCTTCTCTAAATCTCGTATGAATAAAGACCTTGATGAAAGAATAATTCCTCAAGGTGAATATAGAGAAGCGTTAAACGTACAAGTAGATACTTCAGATGGCTCTGACGCTGGGTCATTACAAACTATATTAGGTAATGATATAATATCACAAACAACACTTGCTACTAGTTTGTTATCAGTTTCTGCTATATGTATAGGTTCAGTTGCTGATGAAAAAAATAATAGTATTTATTATTTTATTAAAGATGAAGAAAGGTTTACAGACTATATATTAAAATATGATAGTAATAAAAATGAAATATCACCTTTAGTAGTTGATAAATACAAAATAGAAGCTCAAATATATTCTTCTACTACTTCTACTCCAACTAATATAACAACTTACTTTACTGTAGGTAATTTAAACAGTATAGAAAACGCAACTAATATAAGGCCTGGTATGTTTATTTCACCTACAGACAGTAATGGTGATAATGTTTTTGAAGCTCCTGATCTTCAAGGTGGTAATCCACTTCCTTTTCCTTTTAAAGAAGGAGAAATTTTTATAACAAGATTAAAGCTAATGGGTGTATCTCCAATTAATTATTTTAAAGTTTACATGGATACTCAAAAGCACACTACACAGATGTTTACAGGAGGCCTTAACAGTTCGGTAGGTACAAAAATATTTTTAAGCGCAGAAAGATCTTTAAATTTTACAACTAGATTTATAACCGCTATAAATATTATAGATAATTATTTATATTTTACAGACGGTTTGTCAGAACCTAAAGCTATTAATTTAAATTGTTTTGATAATATAAATAATTTAATAGAAACTGGTACGCATCCTAGTGGTTTATATCATAGTCATGTAAATATATTTGATAAAAACAAAGAGCTAATTGTTGTTTCAAATCAAGACAATAGAAAAAGACCAGCCCCGTTAGAAGAACAGTATATAACGGCTATTAAAAAATCACCGTTAAAACCACCAACCGTTTTATTAAGTAATAGTATAGATGGTAGGTTTAACGAAAGCGGTGGACCTGCTGTTTTAGATTCAAGTTTTGAAGCTAATTTTACAAATAATAGTTCTGGTTCTAATAATTTACCTATAGGTAGTAATATAATAATAGAATTTTTTAATGCTGCAGATTACAAAGTAGGTGATAATTTATTAGTTAGAGCATCAAGCCCTTTTAATGTATCAAATAACAACAACAATGACTACGCTATTTATGATGCTATAATTGAAATAGTTGATACAGAAAAAGTATATATAAATAACGTTTGGTCAGCATTAAAAGCTACTGTCAAAATAAAATATACGCGAGACGAACCATTATCAACTGCAACAAATTTTTTATTTTTCTCAACACTTCAACAAGAAAATCCTTTGTACGAATTAAAATTTGCAAAATTTGCTTACAGATACAAATATTATAACGGTCAATACTCACCATTTTCACCGTTTTCTGAACCAGCTTTTATGCCACAGTCTTTTGACTATGCTCCTAAAGAAGGTTATAATTTAGGTATGGTTAATCAATTAAGATCTGTAATTATAACAGACTTTGTTGATGACGAAGATTTTTTACCTAAAGATATAGTTGAAATAGATATACTATATAAAGAGTCTAACTCAACAAACATATATACTGTTAAAACTATTAAGTATGGTGATGATGAATTTAACGCTTTTGGTTCTGCTAAAAGACCATTGTTAGACGGTAGAATAAGCACAAACGCATTGCCAAATACGCCTTTTATTTATGCAAGAACAAAGGGTTCTGTAAAAATAGACGCTGAAATTATAAAAGCTATAGTACCTTCTAATCAATTAATAAGACCTTACGATAATTTACCAAGAGCAGCTAAAGCTCAAGAAATTGTAGGTAATAGAATTGTATACGCTAATTACTTACAAAACTATAATTTAAAATACACTACAAATAATTAACATGGCATACAATAATATTGATATAAATTTAAAAGCTAATTTAGAATCTAAAGAAAAAAAAGGTTTAAGACAACCTTCAAAATCTTTAAAATCTATGCGTACATATCAACTCGGTGTTGTATATAAAGATAAACATGGTAGAGAAACACCTGTGTTTACAAGCAAGGACGCTTCTTTTACTTTATCTAAAAGGTTGTGTGAAAAACAAAATAGTATAGTAGCTAGTATTTTCAACGAAGCTCCAGACTGGGCTGATTCTTATAAGTTTTTTGTAAAAGAAACTTCCAACGAATATTATAATATTTGTATGGATAGGTTTTACAATTCTGCAGATGGTAATGTATGGTTAAGTTTTCCTTCAGCAGAAAGAAATAAAATTAAAGAAGATGACTATATAATATTAAAAAAACAACCAGGTAAAGACTCTAGTGCTGTTTTAGATGAAGCTAGATATAGAATAATAGACGTGCAAAACGAAGCGCCTGAATTTATAAAAGTAGATTATGAAATTTTAGGTATAGATACAATAAGTTTGTTAGCTGATGGTGCTATG